GGTTTGCGATGTCTGGAACGGGGGCGTCTTCCTGATGCTTTTGGACGATCTTGTTCAGTCCTTCAGCAAACTCCCTGGACGCTTTGTTCAGCGTCTCGATCGCGCGTTTGGACACCAGCATACGTTCGGTCTTTCTCCCGAGAATATAACTAAGGATCATGCACATACCAATCAGAAAGATCCGTACAAGGTCGCTCATGCCTGGGCCTCCCTTCGCAGAATATAAGTGCAGGCGATACGTAAAAGTCTGTTATGCTCTTCATCCTTGAATTTGAACATCGAATGCAGGCGGGACGAAGCTATGCCCAGCAATTTAGACATCTTGCGCATGCTCATCCGGCGAATATACATCAGCGCAGAGATCTCATCAATCGAAAGAATATCATTGTCCGACACTTTTTGTCGCCTCCTTCCAATATACAGGCTTGGTCGAGTAGGTGTTCACGCTGTTTTCAAGGCACTCACGGCACGGATCTTCATCTTCCGGCCGTTCAAATTCTGTGCATTTCGGACACCAGTAGTGAAAATCAACAATTTTTTCTCCGTTCTGATTCATCATTACACCTCCATAAATTCATATTTTTTTGTAACCTGGGACGCCGCGGAAGCCCTTACCATTCGCCACAAATGTTTTACACGCGATCGTCTTTCTGTTAAACGCGTCACTAAGCTCTTTTGGATTGATTGTGTCTTTAGTCTGCTTCTTTCCGCGTTTCAGTGTCTTCATGCCTTCCGCGCTCATCCCGGAACCATGACGGCGACGTTCTTTAATGATTTCGCGAAAGGCTTTCGGCGGGATGTTGGTCAGACAGTCGAACCACTTGCTGTCAATAAAGTGCTCCAAAACGCCCTTATCGCAGTACATCGATGCCGGCATGTTCTGGTTATTCGCCAATTCGGGGTATCCAGTATCCGGCTGGAGGCAGACGTCGTAATAGTCGTAAGCCGCTCTGGCAATGATGGCAGCGGCCAAAGCTTTGCACCCGGACGTATCCAGCTTATCCGGCGTGGGGATCGCTTCGCGGAAGTTAGGCAGCAGATCAGCCGGGCTGGGTTTTTCTGTAAAGTCAGGCAGAATAATCGGCGCATCCTTCGTTGCAGTACGTGTAGGTTTTGCTCCCATATTTATACTCCTTTTCTGGCAGGCAGTTCGCGGCGTACATTTTATTGTTCAGTAGATTTGTCAGCCATTGCGGATCGTAGCCGTCCTGGTGATATGGTTCCGGCGTTTCACGTTGAATAGCGCGGCGATAACGGTTCAGCGTATGCTTGAAATTCGCGTCCGGCTCCAAGTACTGCGTCATCGTATTGATAAAGTGTTTGTACGGCATATCCGTCAGGCAAGTAAACCATTTTGACCTTAGGAAATCATTCATCTCAAGAAGTCCTGGAATACTCAATACATCTTTGCCGTAATTGCAGAAGTCACACGCCGCCTGTAATATAATACCGGCACGTAAATTGCGTATCCCATCGTCGTCCAGGCAATCCGGCGTAGGAAAGGCTTCTCTGAAATCTTTCATAAATTCATCCCCGCACTTTCATAGTTGATGCAAAAACGAGTTACTGAGCCAGCAATACCGTCAGAATATAATTGTCTGTCGGCTTGATACTTCTTGACGGCATTGTATGTCTCTTTGCCGAAGGATCCGTCGGCTCCGTGTCTCAGTTCGTAGCCGAGCGAGATGAGCTTTTCTTGCAGTTCCTTCACCTTAGCGCCTTTTGATCCTCTTTTCAGCACGGCCCAAGGTAACTTATCCGACTCCCAAATTAGTTCATCGAGACCAAATACTCCCCACTTAGCATACTTAAATTCATCATGCGGGTTTGTATAGTGGTCATACACTTCTTTACAGATCTCAAACCGCTTTTGCTTATTTGTTTCTGTTTGATTCCTCGGCTTTAAGTACATCGTCACTACCGCGTCGCTGGCGTTTTTTAGACTTTTGCTGTTTTTCAAAATATCCAGCACAATACTATAGTTATTCAATTCAAGCAGCAAATATAACAGTTGAATACATGGATCACCGATCGTTTCACGCTCAAGCTTAACGAGCCCGTACAGGTTTTGTTTACGGGCTCTTGAAGTCCACTGTGCAAAGCCGTAGCCAGCTTTGTCCGTCGCAAAAGCCGTGTACGTACCGTCGTCAACAGCTTTGGTATACTCTTCGTCGGTCATTTTAAGCTTACGAGCATAACTGTTTTGAAGGTTGTATGGTGTCAATCCGGATTCCGCACACAAATTCCCGACCAAAGCGGACGCACCGATATCTGATCCTGTGAAATTTCGAAGCTCGTGATAGATAATATCAATTCCAACGTCAAATTTCATTTTTCCGCGCCACCTTTCAATAAGGACATACCCATTTGATGCCCGCAATCTCAACTGTAAATTGGAAACCATTAAGTGGATCGAAGTCGTGATCTATGTTGTGGACATCCATGTAAGTATTAAGAATGTTGGTGCAAGCTATTTCGAACATGCGCCGATGCAGTATCGTTTTACCGTTGAGATAATTTTGCAGAGCTGAAAGTGAGATATCTAATTCCATTGCGATAAACCGCTGTCCAATCTGCAACATATCCATCAACCACCGAATCCGTTTAATCGTATAAACCATAATGTCTCCTTTCTTCATCCTGAAAAAAACTTAAGGAGCCCTGCACATCCGCAGAGCCCCTTACAAGCTTTACTCGTTCTTCGTCTCTTCTTTTCCTCCTTTCAGAGCAAAGTTGCCAAATAGTCCTCCAAGTCCTCCGATGATCCACGAGCCGCCACAGTAGACAAGGCAAGCCCCCAGAATAATCGCGATGATACTGATAAGCATAGCAAATCCTCCTTAAAAAGTTTTGATAGACGAATACGTCTTCATTATATAGCTTGCAGAATTTGCGAATGGAAAAGGAAAGAGCCCCTGCGTTATTGCAGAAGCCCTTCCCCTTCAGATTACTTCCTGAATCCACTAAAGAAATTCCGGATGATAGATGCCATCATTGAGTCCTGGTCCTTTGACCTGCGACCGGTCAACATGCCTTCGTGATTCTCCAGATAATAATTCAGGCCCGTCAATAACGCGCCCGGAATCAACGCAGCCGCACCTCTGCCGATGGCTTCACGGGTCTCCGGAGAGAACTTACGCGAGAACATCTTCTCGTTTTTGTGTTCCTCCTGAAGATCCTTGATCGCCTGGCAGGTCGCTGCGTATTCCAGCGTCCCCGGTTCCTGATTGTACCTGAGCGTCCTAAGCTTGTCTAACTCGGCCTCATACGCCGTCGGGCCTCTCTTGATCCAAAGCTTCATTTTTCCTTCCTCCTTCAGAGTTATTCTGAGGTAATCCCTCATTATACGGCTTGCAGTTTTTGCGAAAGAAAGAAGGAGCCTTGGTTAGCTCCCATAGGTTCCCAAGCTCCTTACCATTCTGTCCACCAGGTCAATGTTATAAAATACGAATGTCGTTCCGTCTGAGTAGATCATCTCTCCGATGGATGCTTCTTCCATAATCTCCCTTGCTTTGCCACGGGTGATTCCTTTCTGCCCGGCGACCCAGCTGCAATGCCTCCAAAACTCCTCGAAATTCTGGATGTTGTCGAATTCATGCATGGTGTCCGTAGCCCACTTATTATTATCAAAGTCGTAATATACGGCTCCGTAACGTACGTAGGCCTGCGGTTTCCACGTCACATGCTCGACAGCATACGGTTCGAGAACTCTCGGATCAACATGTAGCAGTTCGCCGATGCATGCGGCAATCCCGGCAATAACCATAAGTGCCATGAAATACCAATACAGCTTCTTCCAGTTAAGTCTGATCATACGCATAAACATAAACGTACCTCCTATAATGTTTGATAGATCGACCTGATCTTCATTACAGGGAATGTATATTATGCGAAAAATAAAAGGACTTGTCGGATTTGAACCGACGTCTCCGCTGTGATACGGCCGAAGCCAAAGCGGTGATCTACGTTGATCTATTATGTGGCTGAGTGGTTCTTATGATTTCACCTCCACGGGTATAACTCCCATCCTCTTCATTATAGAGATTGTATATTTTGCGTATATTATGCAAAAAAGAAAAGGGCCTGTGCAAATATCACAGACCCAATTCTTTGATTACTCAATCTTCAGACCATAGCGGGTCACATAGTCTTTGAAAGCTACTGTGTCTTCCAACAAGTGGCGTTTGAAGAGCAACCTCGCGCACTCAGCCAGCTGGCGTGTTCCATCAATCGCCCAGATATCTGCGTCCTCGCCATGCGCCTGTTTCATCGCATAGCCGAAGCATCGAATGTTCTGGATGTTAATGTAATCGCCAGTGAAGTACTGGTACTGAAGCAGCTCCCCTGTCGTCTTGTCGATCGCGTACAGATAAACTCTCCGTTCAAACATTTGTGTTTCCTCCTATAATGTTGATAGATCGTATAGATCTTCATTATAGGAGCTGTAAATATTGCGAATTATTCTGTCAAACCAGGCGTTTTTACTTCGCTTCCACCCGTTTGACGGTCATGCGCACTTCTTCCCCGTCTTTCAGCACATCCGGTGTCTGGTTGAAGGAAATATAACTGCTATTGCCGTCCAGGATCAGCGACCCGGCGTCCAGCTGCTTCTTGCCAAGCAGGCCCTTGATTGCGTCAAACCCGCCATTCGCGCTCAGGCTGACTGCCACAGCGTTGACCACATCCAGAAGAATATCATTCCACGTAAACGTCTTCGCCACCACCTGGCCAACGACCAGAATGGCAATGGCGAACACGAAACTGATTATCTGCGTAGGAATCTTGGTCAGATACTTTTTGACAAATTCAGTCAGGATCATTGTACCAGCCATGCAGCCGGCGAATGTCCCGAGCATTTCCCAGGTAAAGAAATTATCCATCATGCATCACCTAAATATCATTAACGCGGATAGGTCATCGGATAGCGACTCATGGCTTCACTGAATCCCTGGGCATAACCATCTGCATAGCTACTTTCGTCACGGCTGACATACCGACCGTCCATGCCACGGCCACGGCGTTCTGACATGCCATAACCGGTTTCCTCCGCTTCCTTCATTGCGGTATAAGTCGCCAGGCTTTTCATCGCGTGGGCAAGCATGTCGATCTGTTTCAGATCGGTCTCGCTCATTTCGGTGCCGCCCTGGAGCTTATGCTCAATGGCTTCCAGTTCCTTGCACATCTGCTTTTCAAGTGCTTCAAATTTATCCATGGTAATTCCTCCTCCTTACGCGATCCGCGTTACTTCGACATTCAGGTTCCGGACGTTCAAAGCCGGAGCAGGCGTAGTCGCCGGATCAGCACTGACAGACGCGTTTTCCACGCTCACGGTGTAGTAGCATCCTGCCGGCACATCAATAATTGCAAAGCCGTTTACGTTCCAATACTGGTCTGCGGCGGCGGGTGTAGCAGCGGCAATACTCGTGGGCACAACTTCCCCATCGATAGCAAGCGCCAGCTGAATCTCACCGGCGGTCCCTCCTTCAGGAATCGCAATGTTTCCGTCATACGCGACACGATAACGGGCGAACGGACAGCAAGGATTGTTGATAATGCCACGCAGCGTCAGAATGCCGCTCCCGGGTCTATGAAGCACCATTCTGCGGTTGCAGGCGATAGCGGTATTCAATACAGCCGCAGCTCCGGGCTGAACAAGTTGGACCTCATTACAGACAAACTCTGCCATACATATCACTCCAATCAAAAGAGATAAAAAGAGCCGTCGATGATGGCGACTCTAAAATGACAACGGACGCTATTTACGCAGTGTAACCACCGCATCCGCCATAGCCGAAGTTCTGGGCGCAGCAGTTAGGATTCTGCACCATATAGGCAGGACGCGGAACAGGCGCAAGATACTGCTCCAGCGCAGTGGTCTGTGCCTCATTATTGGCAAGGATCTGAGCCGTCTGGGCACCCTGAGAGGCCGCGAAACGGAGGGACTGATTCTCCGCATTGGCTGCTGCCAGCTGGCTCTGCATTGTGCGAAGCTGACCTTCATAATTCTGCCGTACGCCGTCCAGTTCGAGCTGGCAAAGCTTGTCAAGGATCTTCTGGTTATTGGCGTCGCAATTAGCACGGGTGTTCGCGGCTTCTGTGGCCATGGTGTACTTCAGGTCGGCGGTCGCGGCACGATTCTCGCAGCAACACTGCTGAAGAGCGGACTGAATGGAGAAATTCTGGTTCATGTCGGCCATCTGACGCGCATTCGCAGAGATCTCCGCCTGTGCAAACCCATTCGCAATGCTCTGGTTGACATTCGCGAATCCATTGCACATCGCCGTGCTAAGACCATTAATGCCATTCGTCAGCGCCGCCTGATCAAAACCGCGCTGCACATCCTGACCGACGGCTCCGCCATTGCCACCAAAGCCAAATCCATTTCCGCCCCAGCCAAACAGCGCCAGCAGGATCAGGATAAACCAAGCGCCGTTACCGCCGAGAAAGTCGTTTCCGTTACTGCCGTAGCCATAACTCTGAGGTACGACGGGCATATACATTCCGTTATTTTCGGAAGTCATGATATCAGTCCTTTCTGATTTTCAATATAATGATGGAATAGACAAGTGAACATTAGAACCATCGTTAATAGCCCAATGGAATCACCTTCTTTTCTTCATTTGATAAAATATTAAAAGCCCCCATATATCGTTTCAGGGAGCTTTTAATCAGATAAATATAATAATGTTGAAATGTATTAAAGTGTTAGTTGAAACTTGCCTTATGATGATTATGCTGTGCCACCAATGACTTTCGCGCTCCATTGACAAAACCCACTTTAAGGCACTATCATGTATCATCACAATTTAAGGAGGTGCTATCATGGGCATCAATGGTGGGCGGTCGCTCAGAGGGATTGAAGAGGAAGGATACGTTCGTCACAACATCAGCCTTCCACCTTCGATCAATGAGCGGTTGGAGAAGTTCATGAAAGAGGAAGAGCGACCTCGGTCATGGACGATCCAGAAAGCATTGGACGAGTTTCTGAAGAAGCGGGGCTATTGACAGCCCCGTCTTTTACTTTGGTGCAAGTCCATTTCGAATACACTCTTCCATGATCCGCTTTCGTTGGAGAGGTTTTACAATCAGGTAATCAAGAAGCAGACCAACAACAATTCCAATCAATGCGTACATCTCGGCCCCGTTTCCGGGGCGATGCTACTGAAGCGGAACGGCTGTTGTTGTCGGAGAGCCACCACTATACTGCATAGCATCACCCCCTTTACACATGAGTGTGTAGTAGTGTGTTAAGGTGTTATTTAAGTTATTTCTGACGAATGATTTCTGCGGCCTTGTCCAGCAACCGCTCAAACTCAACAACGGGAATGCCAACCACTTTACCGTTCATGTGCCAGCCATATGCGGCATCGGATAACTCTTCAAGCCTTTTGGCCACATATTCCGGCGTATACTCAAAGTCTTGAGCATTATCGTTGGATTCATCTTCTACCCAGCCAGCATCAAATTCCGACATAATTTATCCTCCTATTTTAATCACGGTTAGCCGATATACGTTAGCACCACGGACAGCCCCGGAGTCGAACCGAGCCACCGAAAGTCACCACATACGCCGCCCAATGATATCCGGCATATACCAGCATATTAAACTCCTATTTAAGTCATGGCTACGGGGAAGGCTTTCCCTTCATACTGGCATGGATTCTGCCAGCGTCCTTGTCTCCCAATCTTTGGGTGGGAGCAGTTAAACAACCCGTAAAGCTCCTATTTAATCAATGCCCAATGCGTTTGTAATGGCATTTGCCACAGCCAACATACCAGCATCTCCCGGATGGGATGCCACGCCTGAATTAGTTGTGATGATATATTCGCCAGTTACGGACAGCGCCGTGCCGTCCACGCTATACGATGTATACGGCAATTCTGCGGTATAGGCTGTTCCGTTGACCGTAAAATTGACGGTCAGCACATGGTTCGCTGAATCATCTGTGTATGTGTCAATCGTATAGGTTCGGGTGGTGGATTCCGTAACATGCACAACAGCGCCGATATACGAACGGTTTTCGGGAATATTGAGCGCTGAGAAGTCAATGAACACCGCGCCGTATTTCAGACATGCCGCAGAAATGATTTTCTGTCGTGCGGTAGAACTGTACCATTCACCCGCCCATGCTACACGGGCATTAGGCGCATTGGTTCTGATATAACTGATAAGCGCTCCGCAGGACTCCTCAAATACTGACAATTTCGTTGCCGTGACGTTATCACCCAACTGCACAACAACAAGGTCAACACTACTGCCCAGTTTCGGGAGCAGAGTAGTCTGCATCCATGCCTGTGCATCCGCGACAGTCGAAGCGCCCTCAAACGCTGTGCCATTCACCTTTTCAAATGTAGCTGACGGATTCAACGCCAGAATTGCAGACGTAACATGGTGGTAATAATCCGTATTTTGTGACGATGCATTCATGCCGATGCCGTTGCCCAGAAGCAAGCTGTTTCCAACAAACACCACTTTGCTCGGAATGGTGTTGATAGCTGTCAGCGTCCCGTCATTCGATACCGCCAAAGCGTATGTCGTGCCGTTCGGCGCTTTCAGCATTCCGTTCGTCCCGTTCAGATACGTTATGCTGTTTGCGTTCGCGGTTGCCTGTTGATTGATGCGGATGAGCGCATCCTCAACGGTTGCATCATTGCCGGGAAAATTATATGCAAGCACCTGATAATCGCTGATGCTTGCCGTGCAGACATCCGTGCCGTTGCTGAAACCGACTGACATAGGCTTGGACATGTCCAGCGCCTGATATACAACAAGATTGTTCAGGTCGATAACGGTTTCATATTCTTTGCTCTCCGTGACGGATTCAATGGACAGATATAGATTCGTACCAGCAGAATTTTTACCAAATACCCAAAGCATGACCGTTCCTGCGGTCAGCGTTATATCCGCAACAACCTTCAGGAAATTGGATTTCAGCACCGTTGTGTCGATGTTATACGCGAACCATGTATTGCCCGTTGTGGTATGGTTCAGGCTGAACGTATCCCCCGATTTCGTCCATTCGCCCATTGTCGCAATTGTGGTAATGGCAGAAGGATTCTCCACGCTGACATCGGATGCGCTAAGATTATTAACAGTATTTTCAACATCATTCAGTTTATCAATCAGCGGCATATTGAATTTAATTACAAAATCTCCATGCGTTGCCGTATCGGCAAACGTTGAGCATCGAATATACGCCGCGTTTTCGGGTACATCAACAGTTGCAATGCCGGGGAGGTATCCGGCGGCAGACTGCGACCCAGCCGCTAAAACACCGCTGATATATGTTTTTGACGAGTCATAGAACGCGATACCGGCGACCGAATATGCCACCGTTACACCAAGCCGCCGATACGAAAGCGCTTCGTATGACCCTATCGAAATATAATCCGTGTGATTATATGCTGGAGCATTTACTATATTACCGTTTGTACCATCAACGCAACCAACGCCATCAATACTAAATGGCAATATAGTTGTAGCGTCTCCAATTTGGGCAAAAGCGCTCTTTAATACACCGAGGTCGCCTTCGTGTTCAGCAATGGCTCCGGTCACGGTCGTCGCAGTCGTGCCCATCGCGGTGTTGCCGATCCGACCGTCCAAGCTTTTCATCGTCTGGAGTTGGACCTTTGTCAGTTGCTCATCGCCACCAATGGTCAGCGATCCGGCAAGCATCTCGTTGCCATTCCAGTCCAGCGTTCTTGCATTGCTTCGGCTATTGATGCCGTTGCCGTTGCCCACGATTTCCACATACTGGCCTTTGGTGCTATCGTCGCCACCCTGACCACCCGTGTCCGCGACGTTATACGCGCCGGAGACATGCTGCGCAAAGCCGTTCGCGACAAGTCCAATGCCCTGTGTCTGAGACGCGTAGCCCTTCGCGGTACTGTCTTTACCAAGAGACACAGCATGATTGCCGGACGCCGTGTTTCCGTAGCCCATCGCGGCAGAATAACTGCCCGTGGTCTTGTGGTCACGACCGATGGCGGCGGTATAGTTGCCAGCGGTAACCCCGGTATTTTGACCGGAGCCGCTTTCAAATCGTCCTGTATCCGGGAAATGAGCCGAGACTTCCTGAGTAATCTCCTGAGCTTCATCAACAACTGCTTCCATCGTGGCGATCTCGGCCATCAGCTCTTGAATATCCGGAACCGGCGTCCACGGCGGAACCTCCTCCTGAGCAGTCGCCGTCTCATGCACATAACCAGTAAAGACAGCCACCACCTGTTTCGCCGGGCTTTCCTCCAGCCGAAGCGCTACGGTGATCGGGCCGACTACCAGCGCGGCCTCTGGTAACTCAACGTAGGCTTCGTTTGTGCCCACGGTGACCGTGCAAGTCGTAGAACTACTGTCAGAGCGTGTCACCCCGTCGCTGTTCTTGGCAAACCACGTAATGTGCTGGGTATTGGTAAAAATATAGGGCTCGCTCTTGTAGAAGCAGCGGATGCCAAGCTTGGCCGACTTATTGTCCCGGCTGAAGAACCCGTTCGGGACGGCAACGGTGCTGACGCCTGCTGTAAACTCAACGCGGGCCCAATGCTCAAAATTTTGCATTACATCCTCCCGTTCTGGTAGAGGGCGACCAGATTCTGAATTTGTTGATTGCTGATCCCTCTCGTCTGCTGCAAATATCCAAGAATCTGGTTCGGGTCATTCGCGATCGTATCAGGAATATCCGGGAACCGTTGTTTGATGAACGCCGCCGGATTCCGCATAGCCATCATCAGGTCGTTCATGGGGTTTTTCGGTCCCATTGCTGGCATCTGCGCACCTCCCTGTAACTGTTGATAAAGTGGGTTCATCGAGTGCCACCCCGATTCTGGTTATTCTGACTGCTATTTTGACTGTTTTTGATCATGTCTTTCAATTCATTTTTCAGTGCTTCAAAGTCATCCTTCGTCGCATAGTTCGGAGATTCCTGACTGCTCATCATCGATCCGGCCGGAAGCTTATTCTGCTGTTCCTCCATCGTGTAATGGATCTTCTGAAGCGGATTCGGCATCCCCATCTGATTGACCGACTTAAGATAGATAATTGGGTCGTTCGTATCCCACAGAGCGATCGGCGTACCAACCGGCCAGCCCTGAGGCATCTGGAAAGCTTTCGCTCCGACTTCTCCGTCTACCCACTGAATTCCGAGCATTGCCTGTGGCGTAGCCTGCTGAGGCATACTGGCATAACTCGGTTGCTGCGCGTAACCATAATACGGAGCCTGCGCAAACTGCTGATTAGGATTCCCATAATAATTGTAAGCCATAATCAATCTCCTTTTTATTTAGTCTGGAACCTTCCAAAAGAAGGAAGCGAGTTCATGTCCGGAGTCCCAACTGTCGTAATAATCGCCATCAATCACCGCAACGGCATGTCCTCCGGTGCCTATAATGTATGTCCCTTTCGGATACCGTTTTGTAAACTCAAATATCGTCATGCAGCGCGGACATGCCTTTGGCAGAACGACAGGCGTGCATCCACGCATCATCAAATAATGCCCCCAAATATCGTCGTTATGTCCCCAGTCGCAGTCTTCCCTGCCGACCTTGCAAAGATCGTCGTAAACCTCGTACCAGCTCATCCTGAACGCGAAGCAGATTGCCCGAATCACGCAGTCTGTGCCATTGCGCTTCCTTGGATTCGGGTTGACGTTGACCCACATCAGACCATAACCTGCGCTTCGATACCTTCAAGGCCGGCACGGGTTTCAACTTCGACATCCGTGAAATAAAGCGTCTCTACCACAGAACTCTCGTCATCCTGCTTGGTAAAGCATTTGGGGCACTGCAAATGGACACGTCTCTTGTCTTTTTCATACAATGCAAACGCCACGTTCATCGGCGTACCGCATTTCGGACAGATCTGTACGAACATTGAATCACCTCACGTTGTCGGAAGGCTTAATACCGTTTCCACAAGCTGTTTGATGGCCAGCTCATCGCCAAGGGCCTTAAAGCTTGTATACATATTGCTAATTGTAGACTTTGAGTCGATCGAGCAATACTTTTCGCATACCGCCTTTTCACAATCACTTATGATGTTTCTCCGCAGAAGAGAACGCATCCCATCTTTCAGGGCCTGCATTTCCTTGGCGTTCTGCTCCGCCTTCTTCTTCTGTTCTTCTTTGTTATCCTTGAATTTCTTGGATAACTTGGCATATCCGGCGGCCAAAATCGTTGTGAAGATTCCGAATATCCACTGCACCCAATACTTAACAATCCAATCTGGCATAATAAACGACCTCCCTTATGTCGCACTCCAAATTTTATCGACGAAGTCCTTGAACTCATCAAAATTAAACTTGACGGTAGATGACTGGCCATCGCCTTTCAGAATACTGACGTAAACCTTCTGGTCAATCGGCAGATCGCGATGCATTATGGTCACAAGCATTTTGTCTCCGTCTTCTTCAAGTACGAAATCACTTTTAATCATGGCTGACCTCCTCCACTTCAAACGTCACGCCGAAGTCCTGGCACAAGCTTTTGATGGCGTGCAGAAATTCCTCAATGTTGTCGTCGTACCATTCCATTGTCCCGGTAAAATCAACTGCTATTTTGACGGAATTTTGATCATCCGGATAAACAGCGTCTTCTTCTTTGTCCTGGCCGTTCAGATACTGGTCCAAAGCGTCCCAGGTCTGTGGTCCGACGATTCCATCCGGATTCAGACCGCTCGACTTCTGGAACAACGTAACCATCAGCTTGGTTTTCGGGCCAAACGCGCCGTCTTCGTCAATGGCCTGCACGCCCTGATTCCAGACGTTCAAAGCATGTTGAAGCTCTTTCACGTCGTTTCCCTTACAACCTTGCCGCAGCATCCGTCGAATCAGGTCTCCGGGCTCCACATCGCTATAGTCGATATCTTTCAGCTCGCCCCAGTAGTCCCAATGATCCAAACGGCTGACGGTTACGCCGTAAAGAGTGCCCTTTGCCTCAATGCAGGTATCATTCCCCACGTATAGGCCAATGTGGTGCATGTTTTTCTTTTCAGCGTCATACAAGAATACGGCGGTTCCGGGTTTGATTAGCTGCCCATCTTCACGAGCGCCATACTTCAGCTTTCCTTTGGAAGAACAGTACTTCTTGTAAATCGTGTTTGACCCATGGTAAATCGATCCCCCTTCCTTCTTAAAAGCAAAAACAAAAGCACCTGAGCAGTCTGTGACATAATGGCCGATCCACCGTTTGCCCCACTTCACCGTCTGAGGACGGGTAGCAGCTTTTTGAGCTTTTTCAGTCCATATCTGCCCGGAACGGCCGTAAATATACCCCCAGCCGTTGTTATACATGTAATAGAACCATGAGATGAGTGCGTTTGCGTTAATCATGGAGGGCCTCCTTACTTTAACTTACTTTGACCTTGCTCGATAAAAAAGAGAGGGGCGGACCCTACTTAGCCCGCTCCATCTCGAATTTGGCACTCTGAACGGTAGCAAATAATGTCTTAGCAACCTCCTCGGCCTGATTGATCTTCATCGTCCAGACTACTTTCCCTTCTTTGTCTGGAATGATGATCCTGATCAACCCCTTGCCAGGGATTCTTGAAATCTCATACTTTGCGTCCATATAGACACCTCCTTCATTAAAGGAGTTGCAGAATATGCGAGCGTATGTTAAAATACTTAAGCAGCTCTATAAAGCCTCTCACACGTAGAAGTTTTATACAACTGCCATTTTGACCAAATTTTGCACAGAGGTTCCACTCAGTTCGGTTCATACCCGGAGTGTCATTGGTTCGAGTCCAATCGGAGCCAGGTACTTACGAAATCCCTGCTGCAACAGGGGTTTTTCATTTTTGGGATGTACGTAAAAAGCTTGAAAAGTTACTGAATCTTGGTTTTACTGGTCTTTTAGGCTTGAAAGATACTGAGAAAATCGGTCCATGCCTATCTGAACTTGGCGTGACTGGTGATTCATGTACTGGCGTTTGGTGAAGCTTACATCGCTGTGACCAATCGTATGCGTAATTGTTACGTCGTCTACGCCAGCGTTGTTCATAAAGGTTGCAACGGTATGACGGGCGCGATGACTTAAGAATCTTACACTTATGCCGAAGTTCTTGGCCGCGTCATTGACCCGATCATTCAAGCGTTTTACCGCCTGATGAGTCATTGGCTCGTTTTCAGGTTGTCTGGGACTCGTCAAGACGTATCCTTTTTTGCAGTCGGCAGAATCGAGAACAGCTTTCAGTTGCGGCATGATGTAAATGGTACGGTAACCGTTTTCTGTCTTTGGTTCTTTGATTTCACCTTTGTTACGGCCTGGCCATTCGACTGCTTTGTTGACATCGATACAGGAATGCTCCAAATCGACATCTGACCAAAGCAAAGCAAACATCTCCCCTTGCCGCATTCCGGTGTACAAAGACAGCGCAAGGAAAAGCTTTGCCGTGCCGTTTAAGCGTGGAATCAACGCCTCCAGCTGTTGGAATTCCTCTTCGGTGTAGGCAAGCACTTTTTCGCTTTTACGGCCGATCAGCTTGATACGTTGGCTGTAGCATGGGTTTGTACGGATCAGACCATCTTCAACCGCCGCATCAAGGATTGGGCGAAGCAGATTCAGATGCTCTGAGATGGTTTTGGTTGTGTAGGTTTTGGACTTGAGGTTTATATAGGACTGAAGCTTGTTCGGTGTCATGTCCGATAACGGAAGATCACCAAAGAACGGTAAAAGATGGTTACGCATGTAGCCGTTGTAGCCAACTAATGTGTTCTTCTGGATCGAGCCGTTTTCTTTGTACACGTGTAGGAATTCGGAAGCATACTCGCCAAAGGTCTCTTGAGGCGTCTCCTCCGCTTCAATCCACTGGGTTCTGCCATTGATGGTGACTTTCACTTGATTCATGTCAGATACTCCACTTTCTTGAGTGGCCTCTGTGCAGTTGTCAAGTTTCGCTTTGACACTTCGGGTGACGGAATCAGTATAACCCCGTTTTCGCATTTGTCAACCTCCTAAATCGCTGTCATTTTGACAAAAAATAAAGAGGGTGCTCCTACGATCGGCTTCCCCTTCTTCATTATAGGCGTTGCAATTTTTGCGAACGGCATCGCGGAAAGGGACGTTGGGAGCTTTCTGAGCGGAGAAAGGAGACAACGCCGCGACTGTGAAGGAGGAAGGACGAAGAACGTATAAGCCGCCCATACGACTTCCAGCGTCCGTTTCCGCGATGCCGTTCGTGAAGGTTATTCTTCAGTTGCTGGGACTTCTACAGGCTTCTCTGCCCGCTCTTTCATAGCCTTGACAAGGTCGTTTTTAAGGGCTCTCAAGGAACGAATAGACGCGAGAAGCGGGTCCAAGTTTTCTTCACCTTTTACCTGGATCAGCTGGAGGGTGTTAATAACTGTCTGAAGAGTATTAATAACGTCGTTCATGATGATTTCCTTTCTTAATTTCAAATTATGCGCCGACCCGATACAAACCGCTGCTCAGCCTTGAACCAGGAACGTAAATATTCTGTTCCGAATCCCAGACGGCTCTGAACGCTGCTGTAATCGCCGTCGCGCCGTTAGAAATAGTTGTTTGCCGTAAACGGTACCACTTATTATCTGATTTCTTGACCCAAATATACGGAGACACACCTGAAGAGTTCTTTGAAATCGACGCGGTTGGTTTTGTTTCCGACACGTCTGATGTGCCAGCACCAGCCAGTTCAATTTCTTCGCCGGTGATTGCATCCACGCCAGCGTTATATACTTCCGTCGCATTAACAGCAGCAGACGCAATGACCGTGTTAGACGGATTCTTAATGTATACTTGCTTTTGATGCGTAGACGCGTTCCAAGCGTTTGAAGTCACGTCCAGGGTAATGTCTTTTTCACTTGTACTGGCCGGAGAACGACCAGATGTGGACACGGCGATTGTGCAAACGTTCAGATTTGGCCGATCATGCATTGTATAAGTCCATGTCGGATTAATCGTTACGGCTGTTTTACCGGCGGCATTGCCATTGGTGTATCCTTGCTGATAGCCATGTTTGTACACGTTTGTTGGACCAAGTGTCATGGCTCGATAGTAATAATCGCCAAATTTAGAATTATTCTTCTCGGCATTGGACCGAATAACAATGAATGCTTCAGCGCCGCTTCCACTCGTTCCAGTTCCTTCTGACGCAATATAACAATAATTATCACCGCCGCCACCATTTGTTATTGTACGGCCATTATAGTCCGCGGATACGCCGTTTGGAGCGGAAACAACGATATCGTCGAATAAAGCATTCGAGTATCCTTGCTGATAGGCGTGCTTATACACATTTGTAGCGCCCTGTTTCAATGCCATGTTGTACGCTGCGCCAGTATATGAGCCGCTCTTTGTCGGGCGACCACGAGCTACAAAGTAGGCTACGGCATTCGACGCGGTTGCTCCGGTGCCTTCAGTCTTGACGTAGTAATACTCAGAATTGTTCGTAACCACCGTACCATCAGAGTGTGTTGCGGAAGCTCCTGAGGGTGTGTCAATATAAACCCCATCCGGAACAAGGCTGGAAGCATCAACGGAGATGGACGCGATTGCTATCGTTGTATTCCCGCTTGCATTTAATGTGACGGTCTTTGTGTTTGTCGATGTATTCCACGCACCCTGATCAAGGATCAACGTCGCCGACTTTTCCAGCGATGGCGTACGTCCAGAAGTCGATACAGTGATTGTACGTCTGTCTGTAAGCGGCCCTTGAATCGCATTATAAGTCGGATCGTTCAATGTGACTGCCATTTTGCCATTATTGAAAGCGGGATTCGAATCTTGCGCATAAGTCACACTTCCGGCTTTGATATAGACATAGCTATTGTCAGCGGAAACGGTATACTGGATAGGCGAGTCCGGTCTCGCATCTGGCTGTGTGGCCGGCACCGTCAACGACATCGTATTAGAGGAGATATTCTGCGTCGGCAAGACAAGCTGGCCAAGGCAATTTGTCCAGCCGTCATTGTAGATATCGGTAGCAGCGATCGGTACGTTTGACAAAACTTCCGTTCCGCCACTGTCAAGTGCTTTTACAATAACATTGTGGCTGGTAAGGTCATTACCGGTCTTCACAATTGATGCAGGCGTACCTCCACTTGTCTGTATGGATGCGATCGGGTTACCTGTGCCGTTCGGATTGTCGTAAACCTCTACGATATTCGTCCCGGCGATCAGATACGCGTTACGACTTTTATGGACGGTTTCGACCGGGATCCCCTGCTCGGACGCGATGGTCACGAGATTGACGCTAAAATACGGAGACGTTCCTCTGGAGAACGTCAAATTCGGCGTCATTGTCACCGGCGTCACAATGCCGCTTGGAGAACCGGATACCGTATAACTTGCGGCGAGTGTTCCATCGTCACTCCACGTACCGCTCAGCGAAGTGACTTTACTAAAATCCACATTGGTTCCGTCCAATTTCGTCAAACGGAGTGTGGAACCGGAGTTGATCAGCTGGGCATTGACAAGGATGTTGCCAGCATTACCGCTCCGCAAACTATAACTTGAAAAATTAATAGTTGCATCCGGATCGTCTAAATTTATACTATCCGTAACGTCATAAGAATCTGCAACGACGGTCTCAACACTTATACCTTCGCCCATCAACGCCGTGGCAACAGCAGTGCCAGTTAAATTCAATTTATCAACGTCAATCGTCAACTCACTCGCGCCATCTCCGCCACCGTTAATCGCTTTAATAACGGCTCCGCTATTCAGGTTAATACGATTCGCATTGATTTTCAGTGATGCTTCCGTGTTGATCTTATTGACCACGTCATTAACAGTAATATTGATACTGCCATCCTGCTCGATTGTGATGCCTGAGCCTGAAGTCGCTTTAATGTCAATAATATCACCACGAATCTTTGTAATTGAAGAGCCATCGTTCAGCGAGTCGACAATCAGACCGGCGTTGAGCATACCGTTTTCAAACAAACCAACACGAGCCATGCCGTCGCCGTCTATCAGGCTTGGATCAGCGATTGCAGCATCCGTACCAATCCAAGCGCCACGGTCATGTTTTGTGGTGAACTGGTAATACTGGCCGTTATAATAGACAATATCACCCGCACTGTAATTTTTCGTAGGACTGAATGACTGAACCGATCTGCCAACAGCAAGACCGGAACCGTGCTTGATCGTAACCGTCTGTGTCTGTACGCGGTCTACGTCATCAATATTCCAGGCACCGAAATGCTCGCGAATGAACATATATAATCCACGATTTGAACCGGTGGCCGGATACCAGACGTAATCTCCGCTGTAATATCTTTTAGATTCGCTAAAGCCAGTTGCAGTCTGAGCTTCGGTTGGTGTGGTATCCGTGATCTGCACTTCGCCGACGATCTGGATAATTTGCTGTTCGTTCTGCCAGATGTTGGAGCCCATCATTTTTTGTACGGTTGAGCGGGCAACGGTAGTTACGTCTGTACCTGTCCAGGGGCCTGTATGGTCGGCGTTGAAGATGTATAGCTGCTTTGTGCCGTCCGACTCGGTGTGATAAACATAATCACCTGTCTGATATGTTTTCGTCTCACTGAATTCTTCAGCGCCCTTTGCGGCTGTTGGAACGTCCATGGCTACGTCAATATCCGTAGTGCCGACAAAGCGATAAAACTCTTCCTGAGTCTGCTTTGTGATGGACCTCAGCGGAATATGGACCTCGTTTTCACCAGCGTCATTCAGCGTCTGATAGACTGCTTCGCCGGTAACGATGTCGTAGATCGTATTGCCAAGCTCGTCCGTCTTATACATTGGCCGATAGATATACTCGCCTGGATGATCGGGATCCTCGATCTTCTGCACCTTAATGCCCGTAATGTCCTGCACGTAGGTCATGGTGCCATCAGTGCTCTGATGTGTCCGGGTGCCGGTCAAAGCCTGTACGTAAACTTCTTCACCATTTACGGTGACTTTCTTAATGCCCTTATCCGTCCAGGAGTCGGCGTACCCGTCATCAAACTCCATATGCAGACGGTCGGCAAAAATGCGAATCTGCGTCGCCGCCTCAGTGATGCTGGAAGCTGTTAAGGTGTAGTTGTCTCTGACCGTCAGCTGAATCTCGTCATAAGATTTAATCAGCCGTCTACGATTCTCATCCAAACCATTGTCCACACCTCTGGTGCGACCGCTAATTGTGCCATCGCCACGGCTCGTAGACCGCTGATCAATCGCTTCCTGGTTCTCAAGAACGTACTCATTGTTCTCCGGATTCTGAAGATCGAAATTGATCTCAGCGACTGTGTACCCAGTAATAAGCTCACCGGTTCGATCTTCCACATTTGTAAGCTTATCGCCAAGCAGAATCTCCGTCACCTGATTACCGAGGAGGTGCATGTCGATTGCCTTGACACGGATGGAGATCGGAAGATTGGTGCCACGCTTATTAAACTCTTCCTGTGCTTTCTCAAGCAAAGCAGCAGGTGTTTTGCAGTCGCTGAAGCTTTCCGCCTTGACGATCCTGCCATACTTAGCGACAGCCTCAGTGTCGATCAGATAAGGACTGCCAGCATTGACCGAAGCAATGGTCTTTTTGTTTTCGCCGATCGGGAGATACACGGTATAGTAATCTTCCGTATTCTCATCAATCGACCGATCGAGCATATTGACTGCCATTTTGACAGGCTGAGCGTTCTCCCGCGTGAAAGTTTTCTTCCAATCGAGATAAAGCGTACCACTTTCATATCGAGCAAACAGGTAGCCTTTGTACTCTTTGATCAGAAGGTCTTCTATCGCTTTGTACGTCTGCTGATAGCTCTCCATCTTGAATTTCTTCGTCTTGGTTCCATCAGTCAAGGCTGTATCCTGGATCGTGCCAAGCGCAAACCGCTTTCCAGGATCGCTCTCCATATCGGTGTTGTGCGCGGTAATCAGCTGCTGGAGAAACGCGCCAGGTGTTACTGTGCCGGTCGTGATCGGGGCGAGGACGCTATCCAGCAGGAATCCGAGAGCGCCCTCGCAAGACACCGCTTTCTGACCGTAGAAGTCGACGGTATCCTTAATTACCCGACCGTGGAACATGACACGATTATTGCAATAGACCGTGATGATTGATTTGAATTTCGTAATCTGCTCGTACAGCACATGATTCGGCAGAATACCGAACTCAAACGTCGGCGTATCTGAAATCGTCTCTTTGACCATGGGGCTCAGCAGCATACGGTCTTCATCCCATACTGTATCGTCCCATAGTACGGAAGATTCGTCCAATATAACCCTATACATCAGAATTTCCTTTCGGTTACATTATTGACCGTCCTCTTTTTATAAGGATCGATAGAGTAATTGATGGTCACCGTAGAATATGTTTTGCCAGTCTTGACCGCGCCGACTTCGATCCGGCCGGAGTAGTACCAATCCGGATCATCCTCCAGCACGATCTTGTCGAAGCGTTTCCCGTGAAGGTAGTTCAAGAGAATCGACTTCCACTCTTCACGGGAGATTGACTGATCGGTGATGATAAATTCCCACGAGCCCTCGGACAAACCGTAATGCGTACCACCGCCCAAGAACATCGTTAAGTCGATAGAGCCGTTTCCGCCTGGCAGCTCTGTCATCTTTTTCCTGACAGGCGGAGGAACGACCATTGGCGGGGAGGCAGGAATCAGCCGCCAATCCGCCCAAGTGTTTTTTGTTCCGATGGTGACTGAATGATACATATATTACCTCCCTGAAATTATCTGCTCTTCATAGATGCTCTTGCACCTAATGCCCGATCATACGCGTCCACAGTATGCGCAACCAAAACACCGGTATCGAGCACCATTTGCAGCTGTGAAATATGTTCATTAAGCGTATCGAATCTGGCACTGATCATATTCACAGCCTGCATAACGTTCGACGTGTTATCCACTTTTACTTCCGGAACACGTACACTTGAATTAAATGATAACTGATTTGAGCCGTAGAGATACTGGGCCGAATATGGAGCGGTAAATGCCGACATTCCATTCTTCGCAGCATTCATATCAACAACTGGTGTGATAACGGGGGTTAAATGGAAGTCGTTCATCATTGCTCGATCGAATGCGTTTTGAGCAGCATTGACCATTGAAGTCACAATGTCCCCCATTAGAAACTTTGGCACAGCCGCTACAGTACGCATACCAGATGCAAAGCTTAGAACCAGATTGCGACCAGCAGTACTGATAACACTCGAATTATCGTTGATAGCAACAGACAGCTGACCAACCATATCTTGTGCCATTGTTGTTAGCGTCTCGTCATCCGGAACCAGCTCTTCGGTGAATCCTCCAAGAAACGTGTCAATATTAAAATCTTTTTCAAAGTCAAAAGTATTCAGTCCAGTCTCCATTTCGGTGACAAGACCACCCATCCGAGTTGAAATATCTCCTGTCAACCCTGAAAAATCAATTTGGCCAACAATACCGCCAAGCGCAGAGCTGATGTCAAAACCTTTCAGCGTAGAACCATTCATCAATCCGGTCAGCTGCTCGACACCAGAAGTAAAGTTGCTTAGATCGAATAATCCTCCGGTTCCTCCGCCTTCTCCTGTCTCGTAATTGCCGTTGGTGAAACCCTGGTTCAGCGCTTCGTGAACTGCTTTCGCAATTTCATCCTTCTTGCTCGTAATCCCCTGTACGATTGCTGTTGTCAACGTTCCGGTATCGACATCAAGAGCGGCTAAGTTAAGCCCCTCATTGATAACCGAACCCATTTGACTAAACAGGTTAAGCAAAGGCTGAAAATCAACATGGTCAGCGCCTTCTTTATCAAACGAGAACCAATCAAGGATTGTGACAACGTCCGATGCCCCAGTATTCGCGATACCATGAGCGATACTTACGGCATCGACAAGGGCACCGATCGCATATGCTGCGGCATACACATCATCGTAACTGACGGTGCCGCCATCGGACTCGCTAATCGCGTTACGGAAATCGCGGATACCTTCGCCAAGGGATTTCATGTGGCTGGCGAACTGAGACAAATCAATCTTGCCTGTAAAGAACCGCTCCAATGGTGTTGGGTCATGAGGCAAGTTATCGTTAATCTGTCGAATAATGCTAACCACTCGACCAATCTTACTAACGTTGCCTTCGTCTACACCGCCAATCTCATTACTCGCCTGAGAGATACCCTTTGTCATCGATGCGATTTCCTGGCCTTTGAACCCTCCGGACAACGCACCGAATACAGCACCGAGATACTCCATTTTCCCGACCATGTCCTGGGATTTGAAGAGCTCGGACAATAAACCAAGACCTTCAACAACGATGCCTACAGCAAGTAAAACACCAAGAATTCCGATCAGAGCGTCTTTAGGGTCAGTGGAAAGAGCCTTGCCAGTTGCAATTATCTGCGGCATCCACAATGAGACACCGATCACCAGAAGAACCACTCCAGCCATAGCGGACAGTAACGTATTAGCATCGACCTGCGCGCCATTCAATGATTTGATCAAATCGGGCAACGCATATCTGATCAAGAAGAAGAAACCGGCAAACATAATAATTCTTTGACCAAGATTGTTCAGGATCTTCTCTTTACCAGTCATCGACCCACCGAGTGCACTGTTAGCAGCTTTAGTTGCCTCGGTGATTTTCGTTACTACTTTAATAAGCGTGAACAAAAGGAAGAATGCAAGCCCTGCACCAAGGAAACGTCCTAAGCCAGTATCAAATTCTTCTTGCGTCATCGTGCCGAGTGTTTTTAGAGCATCTACAATCAGCCAAATGGACCCGGCAATCATCAGAATTGTTGTCGGAAGCGTACTTAAAATCGATTGATTCTTGGCTATTTTCAAAATCTTTCGACCTTCCTTGACAAAGCCAAGAATATCGTGGATGATGGAAACAATGCCTACAAAAGCCGTTGTTGCAAGTACGGTTCCAACGCCTGAAGCGGCGAAATCTGTCGCAAATTTCACTACCGTTCCGACAAGATCGCCAAGCGCGCCAAATATAAGATTGACATTGTCAAGAAAACTCTTTAATGGCGAATTCTCCCATTTTTCCTTGATGTCTTCTTTGAATGCATTGAACTCGGTTAGAACATCCGTGAAAAATGTTCTTACGCCATTAATGAAGCCGGTTACAGCCTCCAGCAAAGGCGAAACGGATGAGCCATTGGTGCCAGTGGTGTTTACTTTTTCTATAACCGAATTAATAAGGCCACTTAAATCCGTAGTCAAAGTTGTGAAGAACGTAGAAATACTTGTGATAACTGCGTTATCTGGAAGATTGGTAACAAAGTTGTTGAAGGCCGTCGATATTGAATCAAACACCCGAGATACAGATTCTCCGAAATTGATCTCGCCCAGCTTTGCTCGAATCTCTTCAACAAATCTTTTAATCTCGTCCAGCAAAGAGCTTGTAGACTTCAAAGACTCTGACGCTGCGCTGAACGTGCCAGAAATCTCTCCAGTTACCGACAATACCTCTTCTTTATGATCGCTCCATTCTTGTACAAGTGTCCCAGCAGCATTTGAAATCAAGGAGCCAGACTTTGTTTCCGGCCCACTTGCAGCGTTATTTTCAGGACCGATCTTGCCGGAATTTCGCCACGGAAACAAGATGTCTGCAATGGAATTCCAAAGTTCAGTCATCTTTGTGGTCAATGACTCCAGCATTGTCATCTTATCAAGGTCGCCCATGAACGAAGTGACATCACTGTAAATAGTCGTCAGCATCGAAGACAGCGGCGTTTGGCCAGTCTCTTCGTCCACGTTTGTCAAGAACCCTGAAATAACATTCCAAAGATTCGTCAAAAATGTCCCGAGCGTTTGCACAAACGGAGACTGACTAAACTCCGTGCTTAAACGCTGAATTTCAGTCCAGATGCCGCCGACGAATTTCGAGAACGCACTTTCCTCCCCGGATTCCTCAGGCTGCTTCGTAAAGAAATTAGAAATGGTGGTCCAAAGATCGACAAACCATTGTTTAATCGCAGGCCACGTTCCCTCATCGGGTCGATGCTCTTCCCACCAGCCACTGATCGCAGACCATACGCCAGAAAAGAAATTGGAGATCGTTTCCCAACCAGACCACGAACCAACACGCTGGATGAATAATGATACCGTTTGATGCACACGAGTAAACCAGCGTTTAATCGCAGGCCACGTACCCTCATCGGGTCGATGCTCTTCCCACCAGCCACTGATCGAAGACCATACGCCAGAGAAGAATTCAGAGATCGCTTCCCAACCAGTCCACGAACCAACACGCTGAATGAATAAGGATACCGTTTGATGCACGCGAGTAAACCAGCGTTTAATCGCAGGCCACGTACCCTCGTCGGGTCGATGCTCTTCCCACCAGCCACTGATCGAAGACCATACGCCAGAGAAGAATTCAGAGATCGCTTCCCAACCAGTCCACGAACTTACATTATCGGTAAACTCGTGCACATCTTTGTTCACCTGAACAAACCACGTTGAGACCTTTGACCATGAGGAAGAAAGGGCCGATGCAACTCGGTCAAACAACCCTGCTGTATGCACGGACACCAGACCAGTTCCAAGATCGTTCTCAATATTAGTCTGCTTATCTTCACCTGTGAAAAGTGCAATAATACCATTGAACGTTTCTGTTACACGAGTACGAAATTCATCGAAACCAAGTTCTGATAGCAAACCGTTGACGTCTTCTGCCATTTGAGCAAACCAGTCAACCACATTTTGCCAACCACTTTTAAGTGGCTCCAACAGCCGATCAAACAGCCCAGCTTTATGCGCCGTTATAAAACCGGTTCCGAGGTCGTTTTCAATGTTTGTCTGAATATCTTCACCGACGAAGAACTTCTTGATACCTTCGTAGATTTCGGTAAATTTCGCCTGAATACGCGATAGGATTTCACCGCTCTTAATCGACTCGATCGCGGAATCAAAGCCCGCGATCAGATCAAAGACCATTCGGCCAAAAGGAGTAGAACGGGTTGTCTTACCTGTCTTATAATTCCAGACCTCTTTGCCGAGGATGGCCTCTTCAATCGCTTTCCAGTTATCCGAGAACCATTTCTTCAGATCTTCAAAGGCTTTTCCGCTCATTACGTAGTTGACCCATTCAACCAACGTATCAAGAATGGATTTGAACGTATTTTTAATAATCTCATGAAGTCCGCCGGCTTCTTCGATCTTCCTGCCAATTTCTTCAGTATTGATGCCAAAAAGTTTCAGAACGCTGTCTTTAATATAACTGAAACCGTCGGCAAAGCCCTTCTTGATATTTTCCCAGAGCACTGCGAACGACTTGACAAACCTTCCCCCCAGATCACTGACTTCCTGGCCATTTACAAGATCATAGATCAGCTCTCCAAGAAGAGCGAACATGTCAATCAACGTGTCAAGTACCGGCATCACAATTTTCTTGATTGTCGTCGCGAAGCCTTTTGTGATGTTCCAAAGTACCTTGATGATGGAGAACAAGCCCTTCAAAATCTTTGCCAGCTTGTTCGCACCGGACGCAGGATCATCAAACGTACCGATCCAAGCAGCAATCTGCGAAATGAATCCGGAGAAAGCTTTTGTAGCACTGATCAGCTGCTCCGAACCGAATTTGCCGAATACGGATTCCCAAGCGACTGAAATCGCATGGCAAATATGATCGACAATATCAAAGACTTTCATCAAACTGTCGATCAGATCCTGACGGCCGTCGTAATCAGAGACTTTGATGAGGTTGCCATCCTTGTCTTTGGTCATTCCGCGCCAACCGAGCAGAATATTGTTCCGGGTCTCGGCCATGTCGTTCAGCACAGCGCTGATGCGGTCGTTAATTGACGTCCACAGGGTGGTTGCTTCATTCAAGTCGCCAAATATGAGCTCCCAACTTGTTGCCCAACCGGACTGAGCAGCTTCCTTCAAAGCGTCGAACATCTTGCTGAAGGTACGAACCTGCGTTGCGGCCTCTTTCGCTTCCTGGCCGACTTGATATAATGCCTGCGCCTGCTCTTCCGTCAAACCAGGAAGACGCTCCATAATTTGCTCGATGCTCATTTCGCCCGAATAAATCTCAAGAGCAGTGGTCAGCACATCGCTCGTCAGCCAACGATACTGAAGACTATCGCGAATCCCTTCAGCTGTTACGGCAACTTTCTTTTGCCCCTTAACATTCGTCTTAATGACGCCCTTAGAATCTTTCTGCAGTGTCCCCATCAGAACGCCGATGTCGACCAGCGTCTCCTTAAAGTCAAGGGTCGCCATGTTCGCGTTTTCGATCGAACGCCAGTCACGAGCTTCTACATAGCCCATTGACAGCGACTGAGAAAAGTTGTACATGGCCATGTTGGCCTGCTGAACGCCTTGGCCCGCCTGAGCCGCAAGGTTGCTGATGCCCATCATTGACTTCGCAGCTACGTCGAGATGCACACCAGCGTTTGTGAACTTACCAATGCTGGCAGTCATGTCTTTGAAGCTGTAAATGGTTTCGTCAGCATAACGGTTCAGCTCTTCAAGCGTAGATTTAACTTTGCCAAGATGTTCATCATCCGATAAAGTTGCAAACTCTTTCGACGTACCCGTCATAATCGTCTTGACAGAGTCCATCTTCATCTCATACTCGTTCCAACCGGTAGAGAGAGGATCGATTGTCAAGGACTTAATGGCCGATGTGGCCGCCTGCTCGATATTGCGTGCCAAGTCGATGCCAAACCACTTACGGACATCCTTAGCCAGGCCACCAAGCGCGTTGCCGAGCGCACGGATCGGAAACGTAGCCACCGAAAAAGTCTTGGAGGCAATCTTCTGCACAACGGAAAGGGCTTCGTGCAGCTTCGTCGCGCTTTTCGCCGCCTGATCAAAATCCAAATCTTTAGCTGACTCGGCCAGGGTATTCAAACTTTCCGCCGACTCCTCCAGCTCCAGACTTTCACGAAGCTGCTCCAGGGTTTCAATCGTTTCTTTTGCACCTTTTTCAAACTGCTTGTTATCAAAGTGCATCGCAACGATTCTCTGATCAACTTCCGTCATCCAGTGACCACCTCCTTCCAGATTTCATCCGCCATTTGATCAAAAATCGGCTGAATCGCGGGATTGATGTAATCTCGTCCTTCGACCCAACCGCCGTTTCTGGTTGCATGCCCATACTGAATCAGGATCGCGATATTAGCCCAGCCATCAACTACATTGCTATTACGCCAGTAGATCGATGTGCGGCCTTTTGTCTCAACGATCTCATAGCTCCATGAATCCGCTGTTTTGCCGGTGTCCTTGGGCGTGGCCTCACTGAGCGCACGTACTCCAAGGCGTCCATAATAATCCAACTTCGCCCGATTCCAGCGTTCACGAAGACTATGCAAGAATTTTTCCGTCTTCTGAAAATCGCCGCGCTGCCTGTAACTTACAATCGGTTTCATATCAACCTCTCGATCCCGTCTTTGCACGGCGTTTTGCGTTCGTCAAAGCCTGCCACTGCGCACGTTCATTCGGGCTCATCTTTTTGTTGGTGCCACCGTTCTGCTGGATGCTGCATACCTCAATCAGCATCAAAAGACGGCTCAAATGCCATTTCTCGCACTCGAACGGAATGCCGAGGCCGACCATCCACCCATAGATTTGCTCAGAAGTCACGATCTTTCTGGAAGGCCGCTTGTTCTGGCGATTGATTGTGGTGGCGGTCATGGGGTCGTCAATGTAAGTCCGAATCTTAATAAAGTTTTCCGCGGTAAGCCTTGCGTACACGGTTTCATCGCTGATTTTGTTGATGGTCATGCAACGGACATAATCAATCAACTGCTCGGGAGTCAAATTTGAAGATGATAGAAACGACTTTTTCCATTTCGACTCCCATTTTGACAAGGAAATCAGAGAGTGCTCCAACTGCAACACCATATCAGGCTTCGTCTCGAACGTTTCCGTCTGCTCGTTATAGTATTCCATGCCCGGAACGGTAATTGAAAGCATTCTCCGACCTCCTTTCTGTCATTTTATGTAGCTGGCACAACAGCCGGAGCCTGCACCTGCGGTACAACGCCGCGCAGGAACTCGTTCGCTTTGTCAGCATCTGTAACCAACTCCACAAAGAGCTGGGAGTATGCCTCTGTCTGATAAAAGTTATTACGAATTTCTTCGTTCTTGATAAAGCGCTTACCGTCGTAGCTCTTTTCGCCCACGGACATCAGAATGATCTTCTTAAAGATCTGAACAATCTGTTCAGAATTCTTTTCTTCGATCAGGCGCTTGATCAGCGTCTCCAGGCCGCCGTACGCGCTGAGCTCCAGCTCCATCACTTCGGCCTTGGTCAAATTGAAATAGTAATCATCGGAAACTTCGTTCCCATCGAAATCAGTGTACTTAAAAGTGCGCTTAAGCATTTTACGTTCTCCTTTCTATACGTAAAAAAGAGGGCCCGCACTACACGAGCCCTCTCGCAAGGTCATCAGGTTTCGCCAGTAACGCCAGTAGCGGCGGCCACCAGGCTATACAGAGTATCAGGATCGGGCAGAGTCGGTTCGGTGCCAGTGCTGGAACCTTCGCCATTCGTACCAAAGAGTTTGTCCTTCAGCGCGGTCATCTGAGCAGCAGTCAGTTTCAGGCTGTTGAACTCCATGGTGGAAAGATGCTTGACACCGCTAATACCGGTCACAGGAACCGGAATGGTCTCGAAGTCCCAGCTGAACTCAATCGCATCAGGACTATCGTTAATTGTCTCATAGCTACGATCAGACGGGCTGACGGTGGCATTCCAAACCACATGAATGATGTAGCCATCGTCGCTGCCACTCGCAGTATCGTTGCCGATTTCGGTGCGGTACACAAAGCCAAAGGGCTCACGACGCTGCTGACCAATCACAATGCCTTCGGGCGTGACCACTTTGCCGTCGCAAGCATTGAATTCATCAGGATAATGATATGCGCTGATAGAACCCTTAAAGTTTTCAGCGCCGCGGAGAGAACCGTACTTAATGTTATCGGCCCACAAGTCATTGGTATCACCGCCATCAGGGCTTTCGTCGACACCGGTCAGGCCGTTCCAGGCGACACCATTATCATAAGTGCCGTCAGCTTTCTGAGGATAGAGCACACCATTGCTTACGCCATTGTGATAAAAACGTTCGCCAGTCTGATCCCACTCAATTTTAGACATAATTGTCCTCCTTAATAATAAATCGTAAATGGATAATGATAGAGATTATCGTTGACATACGGTGTCCTGCTCATATGGCAATACGGAAGATCGTCAAGCGTTTCCGCCAAGCTATTGTCAGGCTCATCCAGAATCAACAGTAAATAATACGCATGCCTGCGATTATACACGCGATTATTACTGTGCATGTCTTGAAACCCGTCGAGTCGGTAAATCAGCGCCGGGTATTCAATTTGATAGCCGGTTGGGGGCTGAAAATAATAATGAACTCGATTGCCCAACGTTGCCCGTAAAAGCTCGTCAAGACTCAGGCGTCCTTCCATTCCATACTCCCCCAATGTCGATCAAAAGACGGGGACGCTGGACCGTCACTTTTGAGACTTTCCAGCGTTGCCCCATCCAGGTAATATAACGGATGCTGGCGAAGTTTTCATAAGCGTAGGCATCGGCCAGAATGCTGAACTGGTTACCGATTTCTACGTTATCGTTGATCCCTTCGCCTTTCTCCAGCCGTCGATTCATTGAAAGTACGTCACCATAATACGGACGCTCGGTCACCTGCTCCTTATGGACGCTCGGCGCTGTTTCCATATAGGTGACGTAGCCTACGTTTCCGAAATACCTTGCCATTAGCTACTCCTCGATTCAATTACAATACTGCACATGACGAAGCATATGACCGCAATTCACACGAGTATCCGCATAGATCTTTATACCGGCTTTTCGGCATGCCTCGCAGAAATATAAATCTTCTGAGAGCACACCTTTTGACTCATAATTCACCCAATCATACCATGGATACTTAAGAGTCCTGAATACGCCAGTTTTAATAAGTGCGCACCCCATTCCGCCACCGTGAATCTGAATAAGAGAAGTACCACTACTTGCTAAAGAGTGAAGTTCTTCTGCTATGTATTCAGATTCCAAAGGATAATTGAAATACGCATTTCCATTAGCGTCCCTAAGTTTGCAAATACAGGTATTTCCGTGATAAATGTTATCGGCACCACGATGGGCATAATATCCAAGGCATACGTTTTCATTATGGCTAAGTAAATTGATAAGAGCGTCTTTGGGCAATACTACGTCATTATCAACCATTAACACATAATTAACTTTCATATCGAGAGCCTTTTGAGCAATGCGATTGCGAGCTGTTGCGCAGTCATAACCTCTAATAAAGTCAAATGATACTTCATTATCTCCTTTATCAAGATCATAGATGGCCTTGAATGTATCCGGATAGATTGTTTCAAATGTTGGAACCGCGATCATTACCTTTGCCATTCAAAGCCTCCTTCCACGTCATGTCTCGATATTTCTTAAGATATTCACGTCTTGGAACTCGATCACTGTTTTGCCAGTCCTTGAATCCGGCATAATGAACGATCGCCGGAGTCTCGCTATAAGCAGTGACGATCGATTCATTATACCGGGACGGAAGTTTTACATCTTTTCCAATGCCATATCGATTCCACGCATCCTGATCAATGTAAGGCGTCGTTACAGTATTCAAATAGTGTATCAATTTTTCATCAACTTGATCTTTTCGAATTTGATCAAGATTAAACATTGCTACACCAATATTGTAATACTTTGGCCCAAACGGCTTATACGTCGAATGCGTTTCTTCAACAGCGGCAAACCACTTATTCTTAAGATCAATATCCCACAGATCACTGATATCATCCACAACAACTGTATCGACATCAAGTTGAAGTATTTTGTCAATGTCAGGAAACAATTTCGTATAACACACTCGTAATAACGACATATACGTAAAAGACGTTTTGAAATTTGCTCCGGTTTTTTGAAAGAATCCTTGCCCACTGACATTGATCGTTTTAATCTGAGATGGCAATTCTTCTGGGAACTTATCATCTTCTATCAAAAAGAATACTTCCTCGACATTACTGTTGTGCACCAATGATTTTGCCGCAGTAACCATACCTGGATATAAATTTCTTGTCCCAGAATAAACCGCTGCTCTCATTTTATTACCTCGTCAACTCAAATGCGATTAGGTTTCACCAGTAGCGCCAGTAGCGCCTTCAGCACCGCCGATTTCGACAACCATCGCGCTGTAAGGCTTGGTCAGCATACCGCTGAGACGGGTTTCGTACAGATACTTGTACTGGTTGAGGTCGATATCGAAGTCGTCGAAGAACGAGGTAGCGCCAAGACGATTGGAACCCCAGGTGTAGTCCTTCAGGTCGACCATGATGCAGACGCATTCCTTATTGTTATTGGTCAGATCCTCGAGCAGCGGAACCGTCACGATCTTCTGAACACGCATCTTACGGGCAAGCTCCGCCTCGTCCTTGTAAAGCGGATGACCGAAGCCGTCCTCCAGCAGCAGGAATTCGGACAGCCAGTCTTCGCTCATAAACGCAGTCAGATTGCCAGAACCCTTATACAGCTTACGCTTCCTGATGATCTGCTTAAGCGCTTCCTTGGCGGTATCTTCCCGCGTGTTCTTTTCTTCCACCGGAATACGAATGGTGTACAGAGCATCATCCGTGTAAATAGGCTTGATATGATTCGGGAAGATCTTGTCAGGATCTTCAGCGCCACGGCCATCGCCGATCAGAGAAGCACGAGCAATCTCCTCCTTCAGCATGTCCTGCATTTCAGCCTTGACATAGGAGATCACATTAAAGTTATCGGACACATCAATGATGTCATCGCGATCAAACTTCTGCTTCTTGTAGATGGTCTGCGGATCCACCTGACGGCGGAGCAGCAGGAAGACTTCCTCTGCTTTCCGGTTGCCCTTCGTATAACCTTTGGCCCGGGCTTCGTCCATCGTAATGTTCGCATGGGTGGTCTTGATACGAGCGAACGGGGTCTTCTTAACGCCGTTGTTGAACACGGTGACCCAGTCGTCGTCCCGCTTGATAAAATCCGGCTCGTTGTTCAGCTCCTTGTAATCCGGGAACAGATAGTCCAGATTCGCAATACCGTAAGTAACTGTGTTGCCATCGTCATCGGTCACGGCATGAGACAGGGCGCCGCCTTCTTCCATCGCTTCGGTCACAGCTTCTTTCAGGCTGCCCAGGGTCTTCGCACGAGCCATGATCCGCTCGCGATCTTCTTTGGTCACGGTGAATTCGGGAGTATCGTTCTCAAACGCATTGTGCTTCATTTCTTCATTACCTCCATTTTTCTGGTTCATCAGTTCGCCGATAATGTAATAGACGACCTTCTTCTGTTTGTCGTTCAGGCTATTGAATACGTCCTGAACCGTTTCATTGTTCTCTGCCATTTTGTCACCTTTCTCCTCGGAGGGTTCTTTTTCAGCAGGCTTCTCTTCATCGGCGTGCTGAATCTCAGGCTCGGGCTCTTCAGACGCTGGCTCAGCAGGCTGTTCTTCATCCGAATGAGCCAGGATAATCTTTTCATCGGTATCGTAGATGATGGCTTCGCTGTCCTCTTCATCTTCTGCGCTATGCGACATCGCGATATTGTCAATGTATGCTCCAATATTCGCGCCCGCAAGTACCAAGCTGACTTCACGGATGTTGCCATGAATCACGTTACCGCCCTGCTGTTTCAGTTTGTTCGCGTAAATGGACAGAGAGTCTACATCGCCATGCACGACGTCCTCTTTGGCATACCCGGCCATGTCGCTGCCATTAAAGTAGCCATAGGTATACATGCCTTCGTCACGGTGCTCAAGCACCGCATAGCCGACTACGGCAGAAGGATCATTATGCTGATGGTTCCAGACCAGCGGGACTTTTTTCCCATCACAGTCTTTAAACGCATCATGCATAATCGTCCGTCCGTCGGTGCATTTGATGTTGTACTTCGTTGCCCAACCGCTGAAATCATAATTCTTTTGTTCAGGCATCTTCTTCATCCCTTTTATAATAGTCTTTGCCATCACGTTCCCAGACGGCTCCGAACTCCTCAATGTTACCGGCGTTTACGGTAAAGAAAGACATCTTGCCGTCTGCTTTGTGAATGGCAATCAGGTTGTCTGCGGGATCTGGCATATCCGGCGTCTCGGAGGCCTGAAGGATGTAATACCCTTCATACTCGCAAGCGCGGATCACCGTATGCTTCGGATTCGCGTATTCAAATGCTTGAACCGCGATATCGAGTGTCTCGAAAAGCATCAGAAACAAACCTCCTTAATGTTTTCCGGATCGATCGCAAGATTGTCAAGGCGGACGGTCAGCGCACCACAAGCCCGATTGAGGAATTTGGTCGGCTCTTCAAATATTGCTCCGCTCTGAGCATCAATGATCCGCACTTTTGAGTTCTTAACCTCAAAATATACGGAATGCCCCATGCCATACATGCTGCGCCATACGACGTTCAACATGCCACGAGCGCCTTCGCCGTATCCAAGCATCTGCTGAATGGCATTTGCCGAGAAGACCTTACGATCTGATTTCTTAGCTTCCTTCCATTCATCATACGAGTATGGCTTTGTGGAATTGATCCCGCCAGGAACACTGTCGATTTTTGCTTTCTTGAACCATCGCCCGACTTCATCATCATACAAACCGGTAGTTGAGCGCATTGCCGTAACGTCATAGCCACGTTTGCGCATCTCGTATGTCGCCGTACAAGCCTGGCAATTTGTTTTGCTATCGGCATTGAGGTCATTGAATCCTGGATTTACACGCGCGATGTCATCTTTCTCAGAATACTCATGATCTTTCAGATGAAGGCCGGTTTCAGGATCAACTGGCAGCTTTTCGCGTTCAGCTTCATACTTAACTTCCTTCTTCTTTGCAATCGCCGCTCGAGCGTATGTTGCCGTATTTATCGGGTCCAATGCCAGAAGATGGAGAGCAGCCATAGCAACCTCTTTGCTGATCTTCCCGTGATCCTTGCTGTACTTATGCGTCTCCGTGTCGGAGTGCTTATCTCCAAGTCCGGTCTTTACAACTCTATCGTGAGTCTTTTGATCCAATGGATACGGCGGACCATTTTTCTTACCCCACTTTTGACCGACGATGCCGTGGTGCATTAAAGCACTTTGCTGAACATCCTCTGGCGGTTCGTTGTACGGTCCGTACTCCTCCATTGGCTCGGCCGGCGGTTCTTCGCCAGGCTGCTGATAGTCTGAATACTTGGTGTTCCTGCGCATTAACGTGTCTGCCCCTTGATCCGCGCTCGGTTTGTATCCGAGGATCGCACGCATCTCGTTACTTGTCAGAACACCACTGCCTATCAGACTTTCAGCAATCGCGCTCAGATTGGTCATCGGAGTCAGCTTGAAGGGATCCCGGAAATACTTGATTGACTGCCCCTGGGTGCGGGCAGTTTTGGTCAAGAACTTCCGCTTAAATTCATCTACAACCGCGTCAAGGATTGGACCAATCGTACGGTTGTAGTAATTTAACATGGTTTTTTCATCTGCGGTGCCATCCATAATGGCCGTGGTAATACCCAACTGACTGTACAGCAAGTTGGTCAGATACTCCACCTGCGCCATCAGATTGTTCTCCACCGGACGATTCAGCTGAATCACACGTTCAGTGCCGTCGATATAAGCGATACCAAGCTTAGAGCTGTTCAACTGCTGCTCAATATCTTTACGGCGCTTCTCCGCTTCATCACGCTTCTGCTGGCTCTTCACCACATACGGAAGCTGAATAATCATGTCCAGCTTTCCAGAGCCACTCTGCTCGTCCACAGCGTCAAGAATCGCAAGCTTCCGAATCAGACGCTGCAAGGTCGAGTTCGGAGCATTCATGACGGAGTAGAATGGATTCTCAATGATGGCGATCATCTTCTTTGGATAAGCATGCCTCGCTTTTAACCCGGTAATCTCATCGTAGTATTCCACAACAACATTATTCGGATACCATTCCACGACACGCCCACGCCTAAGCTTACGAATGTCGTAGCTATCAGAAAGCATCGGGTTGTTCGTCGCCATTGTCGGCAAAGCACAAATATAGCCATCATCAAGCATCGAGTACACGAGATCACGGAAAAACGCCGTGCTCGTCTGGTCAATATTTGCCTCGACCGAGAGCACATCATTCAGACCATCCGAAATCTGTTCTACGTAGTTTCCGTTCTCGTCCACGCGCACGTGATAAATAGAAACGGTCGACGCATCCACAGCAAGTCTGTTGTAAATTGCCGTGATGATCGACCGCTCATTCATCCACTTTGTACGCCTCTTATCCGGTGGCTCTCCGGAAGGCGGGCCAAGATTCTTTAGTTCCAACGGCCTATCCTGCGCCGTAAAGGCCGTCCAGGCATGTTTCAGCCTGTCAGAGAATTTGGGCATATAACATTACCTTCTTCCAAATAGTCCACTAAAGAAACTCTTTACTGCGTTCCAGCCAGAGGTTACAACTTCTTTAACTGCATCTACAGCTCCGGTAACAATATCCTCGACATTCGCTTTTGCATCTTCTACGAAATTGCCAACAGCTACCTGAACTTCTTCAGAAACGTCAATGGCAGCATAACGAATTTTATCTCCAACAGAAGCGGGATTATACTTTTCAGCTATTTCAATAGCCTTATTATAGTCAGCCACAGATGTAGCGTACTCGTGTGCCGCTCGTATTTTTTCTTTTTCCGGAAGGCCATATGATATTTTGAAGGATCCCGCGTCCACTTGAATCGTTCTTCACGATACTTCATATTTTTCTTTGCGCCATTAACGTTGCTGCTTTTATACGCAAGATCGTCTTCTCGAGCCGTCCCGGTCCTTTTATACGACTTGACCCATACTTTTCTGCCACTTGGCATTTCACGCCAATAGCCTTCGATCTCTATAGAATGCTGTAATTCGCTCACAATCCTCACCTCACTTTAATCAAAATTCTCCTGAAAACTCTTGTACGCCACATATGCATCCATCATAGCGCTGACCGGGTCGATTTTATCCTCATGTCGTTTCTTGACAAGTTGACGATTGCCGTTAATGTCTTCCATCACGACGGCGTTTCCCATCGCCACACTCATCAATTCTTCATCAAAAAATAACAGCCGGTCTTCTGCCAGCTGTTTCAATTCGCCAAGGGGTACGGTTTCGGTCTTTCGCCCCTGGATCACCTTTGTAATACCAAACGGGCCATTTTCCCGTTCCCAACGCTCTACGAACTCTTTCGCGTTATACGGGTCATAGCCGAAAGCTGAAATATCGTACTCACAATCAAGGATGTGCTGATCGAGATCGTCATAAACACTCATCAAATCAAGCACCGATCCAGGCATAACGATCAACGTTCCCTCATCAATGAACTCGTTGTACTTATCCCGCGCGGAAGAATGCAATCTAAATAACGTACGTTCCGTAATATAAGCCCGGCACTTAACGCCAAAGCCTTCTTTCAGCGGAAACAGGAACGTAAACGCGCAGAAGTCGTCACCCTGCGATAAGTCAGCGCCCAAAGCGCAAGACATCTTCCAGTAATCTTTCCTACGATGCTTCTGAATCTCGTTGTAAGTAAAGTAATACGTAAATCCCTCAAGCGGTAACCCAAAGCGCTTCGCAAGAATCTCGTTCTTCTTTGCGGGATTTGCTTGGGCCTCGTTCAGCTCGTTCTCATAGTCTTCGAAACTGACCGTATAACCGAGATTTGGATTTGCTTTGACCCACATGTCACGCCGGTTGATCTCTTTGATGTCGTCCAGCTTATACCACCAGATGCTCACATGATCATTTACCTGATCACCGTTCAGAATCGCCATCAGCTCTTTCTTCATTGTGTCACCGATGCCGTTTCGGACTGTCCCTTCAGAGCTTGTAGCGATAATCAGCCAGTCCTTGCATTTGACAGCGCCCTGAGCAATAGCAATCGTCGGATCTTCACGAATGTCGGTCGACAGCCATTCGTCCACGGTATTCATCGCAGTACGGAATCCCTGTAAAGCATCGATCTGCATCGGCTTCGTTTCCAAACGGGAATTCGTCAGGAAATTCTGAACACCGATCTTTGTGGAAGCCAGTTTTTGTCGCTTCGCTCTGGAGCCCGTCGTGTTCTGCATGGAGCCTTCTGTCATAAACGAAAACACAGGACCACGAGACTGTGCAATAGCCGTCTTAATTGGCGCAAGAACCTCATCTGCCTGGCCCATACGATAAGCCGTCGCGATCTGGTGTGTCGAATCCAGATTGCACACGAGCCAATATGCCTGGTTTGTTGAGCCGTAAAGTGTCTTCGCCGCGCCACGACCGACGATCAGATATTGTTTATTGATCAAACGCTTCTTGACACGCTTTGTTACGTAGTGACCACCATGGCCATCTTTGTAGCGTGTGTACACAGATTTGGTAATGAAATAATACCAGCCGTACAACTCTTCCGCCCAGAGTTTGAATGAATCCAATAAATGAAGAGGCGAGCCATCCGTCAACGTCAGCTCCGCCTCACAAAATCTTATATAACATTCTACGGGCTCAGGATCGTAGTAGTATCGTGGATTCTCGATCAAGCGATCAATCCGGTTCATCTCCAGTGCAACCCAATGGCAAACCGGAATCTGACCCGTTTCAACTTTGTATCTGAACTCCGCGTAATATTTCGGAGTTGCTGTGTTGGAAAGCATGGACATCCCATCCGTTATTAAACATTTTCCAAATCAGAATATGGCATCTGCTTGATTGACTCGAAAAGTTCATCAACACGTTTTGCGGCGGCTTCTTCTGCACGCTTGGCTTTCTTTTCTTCCTTCTCCTTCTTCTCAGCTCTTATAGCATCGTAAAACTTCTTTCGAGCTTCGCGCGATTTGAGCTTCTCTTCATAGTATGACGTTTTATCTTTCTGACGCTCAAGTTTCGTTTTATGCTCACTTTCACGTGTAGCAGCTTTCCTAACAAGATCCCCAAGCGTGGTACCTGCCTCTCCAGCGCGCTTGCCAAGAGCTGTCATGAAAGCGGATGCAAATCTTTTTCCAGATTCGATCTTAATTTCAAGTTTTTGTTCTTTAGTCTTCTTGCCACGAAGCCTATCGTACTCAGCTTCCTGCTTAAGCCGCGCAATACGATTTCGCAGCTCGTCGTCGGTCATTCGCTTAGGATTCCTCATGCGAATTGCCTCTGAGATTTTCTTTGCTCCTGTGCTGACAATCCTTAAAGCTGAACCATTAGGCCGCGGCTTGCTTGAGGACAGACTGCCGGCTTTCCTTTCAGCTGCACTGTGCTGTTCCGGCTTTAAAGGATAAGGAGGGCCGTTCTGCTGCCCCCACTTTTGCCCTGGAATGCCGTGATGCATAATGACATCCGTATTAATGATCATCACCCTCTTTATTAACCTCAATCTTGTACTCTAACCGTGTACCGCAGTACTCGCAATTTGTCATGCCATGCTTGGCATAAGCTCCGCAGGCTGGACACTTTGCACCCTTAACGGTAAGAGCATGATCTTCTTGAATCAATCGTGAAATAACTTGATCCGGCGTACTCTCTTTATGAAGCCTGACATTAACGGTAACCTTTGAACTTTTTTCACGGATACTATATAAAAGATCACTAATTGCATCAAATATTGGCCAATCGTTTATAATCTGGCCATATACGACCATAACCAAAATCACAGCACCAAGTACATAGTACCAGTTATGAACAAACCAATCACCGACCGCGTTAAACATGTATATAATGGCGGCAATAATAAGAAGCGTCACAATTACTGTAACCATACGAGCACCACCTTTCATGAAAGCATTATACCGTATGAAAGGTGAAAAGTAAACTGCTTCATTCTACTTTTACATTGAGCCGCCATTCCAATTCACGCATGGTATCCTCCAGCGCTTTATGCAGTGTGGCGTTTGCCGGCGGATCAAAAGCAAGCCGGGTACGAATGTAGACGTACGTCTTAGCGCCTTCATAGCGATCAATGTCCGTGAGAAACATGTCCCAGGTTTCATCGTCACCGGTGATCTTGAAGCCATCTGTGCCAATGCCAACCTGCTCAAGGATCATGAGCGCGGTGTTAATAAACACGATCAGCTCCTGATCAAACACTTTGTAGTTGGCATCGAGGCCGAGCATCTTCTTAATGGTCACAAGTATACTATCCATATCAATCCTCCAATAGCCACGGAGCTGTATCATTCGGTGTTCTGACGGCGAAGTCTTTTCGAGTCGGTTCGTATCCGTAGTGAAGCGCCTGGTGAGTTTCAAACGATGTGCAAACCAAGAAATCCGGAAGCAGAACCCAGTCCTTGCGTTCGATCAAATCTTCCACTTGTATCGAATTCAAATGATGAATATAAACTGCTCCGCCAATCGGGTATCCGTCCATTGCCAGGTCGTCTGCGTTATCGCGAATAATGATACTTCGGCGAATTCGTTTCCACTCTGGCGAGCTATAGAAACGTTGATTCAAATATCGGTGGCCGCCGAAGGTTTCCTTGCCGACGTGCTGACCTGTTTGGCAGTACTCGAACCGCTCCTCAAAGGTCGGAATCGTAATCAGCTCGGAATATGTCTTAATCATCGACGTACTCCTCTTCGTTGGAGCTGTCAAATGCCGACCCGATTGTGTAGCGTCGAAAAGCATCGATAACTTCCTGATAACGCTTCTCAGTTTCTTCGCCAGCTTCGATCGCCTTGACTTTCGCCTTGGATAACTCGATCTCGGCACGGACTTTCTCAAGTTCCAGCTGCTCACGAACGGCACCGAGCTTCAAATAATGTGTAATGACCTGCGAAGATGCCGTTCGATTACGTAATTGCTCCTCTGCGACATCCATTGCCAAGGATATAAGCTGTGTCTCCCGAGCCTCTACAGTACGCGCGGGGGCTCTTATACGCTCTTCTGACATACTTCTGACTCCTTCTGAGTAAGTTTACGTTCTTTTAGTTGAGTCAGAAATAACTTTGTTGGCGCACAGCAGGACTTTTTATGGTATTAAAGGAGGTACCAAATGGAGAATCACCCATGCCGAAGGTGAAGAGGCCAACAAGCAATCTCTGACTCAACTAAAAGAACGCAGAATGTTTTCCCAAATATAACCCCCGGAGCTTTTTCGAAG